TTCCCCACCTCAGTTAGGACATCATCGATTCTCGTATTGCGGAATGGATCTCTTTCCTTAACACTTAAGCCATCATAGCCTCCGAACATCGGGGATGAAAACCGATTAATTCTGGAGTCTAGAATATTCTCATAATTTGAAGCGGTGCCAAGAGAGGCCGAAGCATTCCAAGAAGTTCCAGACTTATAGGAGCCAGATTCCCAATAAGCATCTGTGATGCCAGTAGTTGGCAACGAAGCAGAGAAAACAGAACCCGTTACAACTCGAATCTCATCCAAAGAGAACGTCCACTGGTAAGCAAGGCTGCCTGGAAGAGTGCCCTGGCCAAAAGTATCGCTCCAATCTGATATAATGTTTTTACCAAAAGGCCTTAAATAATCACCATAGCCCGGATCAAACACGGTGCTTGAAAGAGATTTACCAGTTTGCAAACCAAAGTAAGCATTTGTCGTAGGATCCGCTCCATCATTAGAAGCACTATGACGGACTGCAACTGCCGGGTAAATTATGGAAGCCGTGCCATAACCTGCTGGGCGCGCGACGGTATGGGTGTTGCCGGCGTAAAGGATCCCGCCAGGATAAGTAGCTATCGAATCCATCGCACTTTCAGGAATAGAACTTGAGCCCAAAGCGTAAGAAGTAACTGAAGCGTTGCCCTGCTCAACAGCAGTCGACCAAACGCCGTCGCCGGCGGGGTCCGTGCCAGAAAGGGCAGTTGTCCAAGATGGGAACCGGGGAGGCCCGTAAACACCAAACGGCAACAGAGCAGCGTTAACGCCGCCGCCATCAACTGACTCGTTCATTACAACACGAACATATTGGGACCGATTTCCAAATCGGCCAAATTCACGATATCTCTTCTCGGTTTCGTCCCAACTAGTATATGTCGTACCAATTTTCTGTCCAATATAATCCAAGCTACCAGGATCGAGATTGCATCCCGAATAACGCTCCAAAACAACCAGGCTTTGGTCTGAATCAGAAGCCTTGCGGACCAAAACATCAAAAGAACCATATGAAACAGCATCATTTTGAGATGCCTTAATGTTTGAAATAGAAATCTTAATGTTATTTTGGAGCCATGAACCGTGGCCATCAATCCCTACGAACTTGAACAGCTTCTGCATATTATTATACTCATAGCTCGATGTTGCTGAAGAGAGATTTTGCCCGAAGAACCATCCAGTTTGAGCATCGCGGAAGGCCATGTTCATTTGGTGGTTGCCATAAATGCTGGAGCCCGAAGCAATGGCTAAAATAGCTCCGTAACGAGTAGTAGCGCTACTAAGGGTATTATCTACCAAATGCCTCTCATAAGTCTCACCAAGCCAATAGTTCTTCGTAAGATTTGAGTTCTCTATGGTAGTGTTGACACGCTGGGGGTTTGTATTAAAGACCTTGCGAATAAAGTTTGGACTATCCTCTGCCAAGCTAAATGTAATGTTTTCCTTAATATTCTTGCTAGTATCGTAGATAAAAGCTTTGAACTGGCCGGAGGAATCAGATTTAATAGCTGCCGCGGATCCGGTTATAATCCCAAGATCTACCGTAGTGCCAGAAAGAACGATAGCGCCCGAATCAATATAAAAAACAGCAGCCAAAGAACCAGTCTCGGTGCATGCGGTGACGAGGCCCATCGCGGCCGAGGGCCAGACAAAAAGACCATATGGGCCCCCATTAGTTGTGTAAGTGCTGGTCGGGGCGTTAGTAGTCGTCCAACCGGCGTAACCAGTGCTTTCCGGGGAGGAATGCTGCGAGCCCATCAAGCGTAGGAAAGTAACAGGACCAACGCCGGCTCTTAGATAAGCTTGAGCAGCGTAAGCAGCGTAAGTGGGAGAAGAATAATTACCATCGCGCCAAACATCAAGAGTGCCGCCGCGTCCAGCGATAGGGTTGCCGAATTTCTCAACAAACTCGCTGAATGAACCAACCTTAACGGGGGTCATGCCCGGTCCTCTCTCGGCTCGGCCGATAACCACGGGCCCAACCAACTCTGGTTCGGCCGGGATTTGCGACTGGTCTACTTCATTTAAGAAAATTCCTGGCGATACAAATCTAAACTTTCTAACGTCTGACATCTATTTTTCTCCTTCGTATAGTTACTTAACCATACTACCTTTACTCTATAAATAGTATTGTTGAAAAGCAAAAACCTTTTATTTTATTCTCTGTAGAATCCTTTGCCTTCATTGGTTTTGGTAGTATCTAAGAATGTGTTAATGTCGCCCACAATGACTCTTTCTCTAGGAATCTTAACATCGACGGCATTTTCAACGATAGATATTTTTGGCTTCTCATCATTCGGGCCGGCGCCCATTAAATAACCAAGTATCTTAAGCTTGATTTCCGTTTCGTATATTCTTTCGTCTTCTCCCAACTCTGCAACATTATTTGTTTGGCCGAAATCGCCCTCGATGAAACCCTCGTATCTGTGGCCCTCATGTTTGATGAAAAAAGAATTAATTTGGCCCGTTTTGGTTATAAAAGGCTGGAAAACGTCATTCATCTGCTGCAAATATTCTGTTTTTATCTTAACGGAATACATAACCTTAACATATACAGGAATTGGCTGGTAAATAGTCTCGAAGACAACCCGACCCGGATCTGTTTTAGAGCTTGGGAAATTGGCCTGGCCGTGGCCTACATTTGTATTATTAACATTCCCATATCGACGACCGGACCAAGCATTCTTGAAATTAGAAGTCTTCTCTTGGTTAATCCTTCTTGCTGCCGGCACGTTTATTCTTCTTACACTTCTCATGCCCTTTCCGGAATCTGGTATGTGAGCCTGAAAAGTGCCCTTAAAAGCAGGATCTTTTACAACAGAAGTTCTTTCAATTGTCGAAATTGGAAGCTTGAGAATGCCATTTGAATCTCGCAAATCCTTATCGTGCTTGATTTGAAATGCCCTCTCGGCGGACACCCATAAAGTAGGAACCTTTTCCCAACCCTTGTTTGTATTAACGTGAAGATTCAATTTTTCATCAATAAAGCGGTAAAGGGCGCGATCTATTGTCTCTAAAGTAGAAGGCATAAATTGTATTTCCAACAATTTACCATTCGCATCTTTTATTTCTGTATAGGAATAATCAGGTGGCATCGAATACGCCCTCGCGTGCTCTAATACACTTGGCTGAAATCTCCAGCCTGTGATCAATTTGGCCAAAGAGTTGTTTTGGCTCTGCTAAAGTAACTATCTCATAAAGAAGTTTTCCATACAAAACAAAATCGCCCTCTCTAACAAATAGATCTTGATCTTCCGTTAATCTCCTTTTATGGAAATGAATTGTGATGTTTGATTCTTTATCTAGGCCGATGTCTTTACTATATTTGGTATTAATACCCTCAAACTCTATCAAGGCATAGACCCTCACCGGCGGAAGAAAGTTCTTTTTAATCGCTTCCCCGTAAAGTGAATGATAGTTTGTAGTGTCAACATCAAGAGGGTAATAGACGACAGTTTGGCCAATAACCCTTTCAATTAACTCATCATTAACTTGTTTTACGAGATCTCTTTCCTTCTTCCCGGTGAAAAGAGGCGGGGGCGGGGCATCCGGTTGTGACCATTTATTATCTGTTGACATCTAACTCTACCCCTGGTAAATCATTAACGGTATCTCGCTGTTAACCTTGTCCATCGCGTCCATCATCGCTGCGTCTTGCTCAGCTAGCGCTTTATAAGTCATTTCATCAAGAATCTTGACCAATTCCTCCTTCAATGCTGCTTGCTCTTCTTTGGCTTGCCCGAGAAGGTCTCCCGAATTCAAGTTTACAGTGTCACCTGGAATTGGAATGGATCCGCCGAACTTCCCACGAATTTGGCCGAGCATTTCTTTGCAAAGAGCTAGTGCGAAACGCCGAATCCAATGTTTGCCAATGGCGTTAATGTTCTTATAAGGGATATTCTCAAACGGTAGGGCATTCATATTGTTAATGCCAAATGTGCCGTTTTTCCTATCTGAGTCTTCGGTCCATGGATCGCTGTCGATTGTGAATTGGACCCACATATACTTGACAAATCCGTGTGGGATGGGAGTTATCCTTAGTTTATTATTAAAAAGTTCATATGAATAGTGAGACAATCTTGTCCAAAGGTGATCCTCGTAGGCCTTGGCCTGAAGTTTATTCTGCCAGGCTGGAATAATTTCAAAAGTAGTATCATCCGAATACTGACCATAATAGTTCAGGTTTCCAACGACATTAAGCCCACCATAATAACCATAAAATCTCCACATGGAGCCAGGTGTCTTAAAAAATACTTTATGAATTTTAATTTTGTTACCCAGCACCAACCCGGCATACGGCACACCGGTACCAGTGGCTTCATCACTATTGTTAATGGAAGCACCCGATATGATAGTTTGAAGATCATAATCCTGGACGTTTGCCGTTAAAGAAAAAGACGCTGAATAAAAAGTATTATTTCCCCCTATTCCAGCCTCTTCTGAAAAGCCTTCGCCCACGCGGCGAGCATATTCAACTTTAAAAGTCGGAAAAGAGAGATTAACAGCAGAGCCGGAAGCATCACCGCCAGTCATTTGTCCATCGTGATTAAATGTTCCCGTTGGGAACCCAAGAAGACTGCCAAGAACATTTTTAGCTTGATGCTTGTTGATATGATAAGAATATTCTAAGACTGCTTCTTCGTAAGCAGCATAGGCATTGCCAACTGTAAGCTCGACATCTAAAACATCGCCACCAAGCTTCTTATAGACATAAGCTACTTGGTCAGAAGCGCCGGTAACGAAATTAGCGTCGTAAAGAGCGGAGGTTGAATCGGCATACAACCCGAAAGGATAATGGGAAGTGCTCCCCGCGCCATTGCCGGTCGTCGCGATGCTGCCGGTGGAAGTAAGTATAACCTTACTAGTCTGGCTAACTGGCGTTAAAACAGGAAGGGCCATTCATAAAATCTCCTAGTCACAGTAAATAGTTTTTAATTCTTAATCCAGCCCGTTCATTGTTAAAATTGCAACCAAGCCTGGCAGATTCTCTTTTACATATACGCCAGCAAACAAGGTTTCTGTTCTTCCGCCGACATATGAGATGGCAGCATCTAGGTGTTTACTAATCTCAGGATCACTGGCCATTTCTGAGGTTACGACCAATAACATCGAACCCGTGGCGGGTTTACCCTTTGGCAATGGGCAGGGGGATCTATTCAAACAATTTTGGAATATTGCCGCTCCCAAGTTTGGATCTTTTGGATCTCGGATAATTGTTGATCCAATAAACATCCTCTTCCTGGTTTTGAGACACCTCTCCAGATCTTTAGAATCAAAAGACTGAATAGACGATTGTTCCGAGGAGAGCTTAAGCACTTGAGCTATGAGTTTAGCAAATGCAGTGTTCGCAAACGGAAACATTCCGAGCATCCCGACTTTGCCACGCAATAGTTTGACTTGTCTCTCATTATCAAGAACAATATGAGTATGTTCGGATACATCATCCAAAAGCGATGCGGCGTTCTTACTGATTGTTGAGTTCAAAGCCTCTTGGGCAGATGGTCGCGACACAACATACACAACCGATCCTTGGCCGGCCACGGACTTCAAATAACGCTCAAATACACCGTGTAGGGACACGGCAGCACTTCCTG